CACCATTGTTAAAGCCGCTGACGAAAGAGACGCCATCCAGTTCGCCAAAAACATTTCTTGCACCCGCCGTTGATGGCGGACTTTCGCTATCGCTAAACGTGTGCATAATAAGCGGCTCTGCTTGATATATGTTGTTAGCTGGCACTTGGCATGTTGACTCAGTCGATCCGCTACCTGAATTGCTTCCTGCAATCACCGAACGGTAATCATCATACCCACTGTGCGAAAATGGATACATTGCAGGTTGATGCCACGTGCCATCATTAAGTCGAATATATAGCCTTGTGTTGGAATTTATACTTGCATCGTGATATGGAAAATAGATGGTGGTAGCACTAAACCTTGTTTCGGCGTTAGCATCCATGCACCCTGCACAAACTAGTGGGTTAGGATACTCACTAGGGCGAGCATAAGGAAAGAACTTACCAACGTAAGCGTGCGTATAGACTGGCGTGCCAACCTTGAGCATGAATACCAAGCGCTGGGCGTTTAGCGATATAAAGTAACCAATGGCGTTATTGTGCGCTGGCACTCCGCAATAGCTAGCGTTGGGTTGAGTGTCAAAATCATTAGCGGGCACGTACCCAGTAAAGCACCCAACGTTAAGGTTGTAATAGTCCGCCGTCTGGCTCTGGTACGTTTGTATGCCTATGAATATTTCTTCATCGCCCGACAAACCACTACTAGTGCCAATCCATTCGTGATTTTCCGTGGTCGTGTCATAACGTAACGTTGTCCATCCATTAGCCTCTGCTAGATTTTTAATCAGCTCAACTAGCTGGTAGTGGCAATCATCACCACTACCCTTCTCAAGGGTACCTATCGCATACGCCATTTACTTAACTCCGAGAATTTTGGCGACCGTGCCGCCGTTCTGTTCTATCGTCTCAATGATTAAAGCCTTGCCCTCTGACGACCGCAACCCAGCCAGTGCTGCCTCTTTGGATTGGACAACTACGGCGGTAACTGGTACGTCCACGTTAACGTTGGTTGGCTGAGCTTGAGCAGAACCACCTGCTGATTGATCATTGTATCCGTTTTTATTGCCCGTTTGAACTTGAGCCGCACCAGACTGTAACGCTTGCAAGTTGTTAACCCCGATCCGGTTGGTTGCTGCTGCATTCATTACGAATTCCTGCCCGTGCACCACGCCAGCGACTTCATCGACTCCACCGCTGCCAGTATAGCCGCCACTTCGAAATCCCGTACTTTGCGACTGAATTTGTGCTACTTGCGCCATACCCGCCGTAACCACTGCCGCCGCCATTGCCGCACCAAATATACCGCCCTGAGCTAGCGCCTTGGTTGCGCCTTCGTACGTGTTAATTACCGCTTGAGTGGTGGCGGCTGCCTTACCAATTACGGCTAGCTCTTTAATGTTAGACGTTTGCAAGCCAGTCAAAGTATCAAAAAAGTTGCGATAGTTTTGAGTCTTAACTTGGTTTTCTTGGATCGCTAGCTGTGTGCGAGCGTTGCTGTAGTCCTGCTCACTAATGGCGTTTTGTGCGCGCATTTCTTCGAGTTGCGCGTAATAGTTTTGGTATTGCTCCAACTGAGCAGACACGCCAATATCTAGCGTAGACGTATCAATGCCCATGCTGCTAAGCGCACCAATGGACGCTCCACTGACCGCTGTATTGTACTGGCTCTGGCTGATTGCGCCCTGACTCAACAGTTCGTTAGCTGCCTGTAGTGTAGCATTATAATCACGCTGCCATTGTGTCGCGTTGTTATAGATCTCATCCATCTTCTGTTGCGCCGCTTGTGCACCATGAATGGCTTCGATCTTGCGTTGCAGTGATTCACGTTCGCTATTGTTGAGCGTGACTTTTTTCTTGAGCAGGTTTTCTTCAATGCGGTCAAGCTCTGCTTGTGCCTCACGCACAGGCTTGATCTGATTCATGCGGCTGAGCTCGTTGTCCAGTTGCATGTTAATGCGCTCCAAGGCATTGGCGCGTAACTCCGCTTGCTGTGACGCGTTGGCGTCAGCACCGATCTGTGACTCACCACGACCACGTAATTCAGTGCCTCCCGTTTGTCTTGCGCTGGCAATCTGTTGCGCTCTGCCCATAATTGCCGATCCAGCCTCACCTAAAAAGTCACGTTCAAAGTTGCTTTTGATCTTCTCACTGAGCTGCTGGACGGATCGCTCTGCATCGCTGGATATTTGCAGTCTTGGCAATTCTAACGTCAGCTTGTCGAGCGTGCTATTGATGGCACTGGCGGAACCCTCCGATACGCTACCAACTAGATCGGCGATCTTGCGCATACCGCCAACCCAAAGGTTAACAACCGATTCGACAATGGTAGCCGTGTCATTCACAAACGAGACGAATATGGCTTCCATGGCTGACGGAAAGTTATTCCATGTGAATACGATTTTGTCATAAGTGGATACCCAGAAAGCAATAAGACCATTCACCACGGCACGCCCTGAGCGACTGATGGCGTCACCGACATTGCGGAATTCTTCCGCCCAGCCGTTGGTTTTTGCGTTAACCAAGTCGATAGCCGATCCCCACACGGACACGACCACACCCGCAACCGAACCAACCGCATCGCCAATGTATGAAAATACGGACAGCGCCGCATCTTTTAACGTCACCAAGCCGTCAGCTGATAGTTTGATGCTATCACCAAAGGCGAACAAAGCCGCAGCAGCGGTGGTAACAGCTACAGCAATCAAGCCGATAGGGTTAGCTATCAAAGCCAGTGTGAAGGCGCGTGTTGCAACGGCGGCGGACTGCAAAGCACCCACCGCACGCTGACCGATCTGAACAGCAAAAGCAGTACCGAGAGCAGTAACGGCAACTGCTAGGACGTCTAGGTTTTTAGATAGCCCAACAATCACCGTGGACAGCCCACGAGCAAAGCCAGTACTATTGTTAATCTCACCGACAAACTGCTTAACGCTGTTTGATAGCACCGTCATGGCTTGGCTGATAGTGGTCGTTGTCCTGCTGAATGTACTATCCACCTGATCCTCAATTAGCTTGAACGCATCGAATAGTACTTCTGATGTAATCTTGCCTTGTGTCGATAACTCTTTGACTTGGTTGATTGGCACGTCCAACGCCTTAGCGACAGCATCCAGCACTATAGGCATATTTTCCGCGACCGCACGGAACTCATCACCCATCAATCGCCCAGCGTTAAAGCCTTGAGATAACTGGAGCAGTGCCGAATTTGCTTCCTCCGTGCTAGCGCCTGATACAATCAACGCCTTGTTAATCGTTTCGGTCATGCGTAGGGTTTCTTCTTGCGAACGACCCAAAAACTTCAACGCCCGATCAAAGCGAGCAAAAGCCGTGGTAGTTTCTTCTACGCCCGATCTTGTGCGGTTTGCCAAGTCAAACAGATCGCCAGTCAATCGGTTAACCTGTTCCTGTGTGTCTGTGATGTTTTGTAGGCGGTTCTGAAGGTTGGTATAGGCATCACTCATACGAGCAATGCTCTGAGTGACTGACGACAGACCCAGCACGCCAGCGGCGGCGCGCACGTAGCCCAGCATGGTATCGGCGGCATTTTTCGCGGACGCTGAGGCGCGATCTTGCGCCTGTTGAAGGCGTAATGATGCCAGTGCAGCCCTGTCGCTTGCGGCTGCACCTTGAGCGGTCGCTATAGCTGTACGTACGGCGGCGGTTTCAGCGCGAGCAGTAGCGGCGGCTAAGTTTTGGTTGGCGATAGAACCGCGGGTTAATGCGGCATTGGCGCGTGCTTGTTCGGTTGCGACTCTGGCGGCGGCTAATGCTGTTCGCTCCTGCTCTGTTTTTAATCGCTGAGCTTGCACAGACGTGCGCGCCAGTGCTTCGGCTGCCTTGCTAGAATTGCGAATTATCGCATCGAGAGCGGTGGCGCTGATGCTGTTCAATTGTTGTTGCAGGTGCTCCAGTGCCGTGTTCGCTGTTCGCGCCGTGCTAGCGATAATGCCCAGCTTTTTGCTAATGGTTGGGGAGATCTTATCCTGTATCTGAATGGTGATGCTTTCGTCTGCCATCGCGCCCGCCTTACTTTATGTTGATCTTGATATTTTTCCGCGCCATCAAGACCGCACGCTCAACGAATCCTGCTGGCTGCTGTTTTGATGAACCATCATTTAGCATTCTAATGTATGGGGCGTTATTGACCAGATAAATCACATCGCCAGCCTTCTTTTTTTCAAGCGTCTTTCGTGCGATCTCTATCGTCTCGTTTGATGACGCCGTAAAGGTGGAACCAAAAATCCTAGATAGTGCGGTGGAATTTCTGAGCTGATTGGATAGTTTAGCGAGACCTGCCAGTTAGATATGGCATTACTTGTATCGACTGGCGTTACTTTGGCTAGGGATTGGATTATGGTCATCGCCGCATCTTTTGCACTTTCTGATGCGGCTTGTTCAATGGATTTTGCCTTGCTTTCTATTCGGTTGGCGAGTTGCAACAAAGTAGACATGGTTAGCCCTTTGGTTGTTTTGACGCTAGTCGCTTGAGATGAGCAGCGTCCATCGCCCTGACGTGATAAAACAGATCTTCTGTTTGTGATTCATCAAACCCGAAAGCACGAGCGTAGCTAGCAATTGACGACCAAGGTATGGGCGTCAATCCCATCGCGTGTGATCGCTCACTGTCTAACTCAAAGAAGGCTTGTAAGTATAGCTGCAAGCCTTCAATTAATTGCGGTGCGTCCTGTATCCTGTCTGGTATCGGCTGCCCCATGCGAACTGATTGCGTTGCGATCATCTTTTCGTGTGGGGCAAGCTCCAGTAGGTAGTCCAGCACCTCTGTTAGTTTTTTGCTTCTTCCTCTAAACCTGCATCACGGAAGTTTGCCGCCATCTTGGCTTCTTCTTGCAAGCGTTCGTACACTTCTGGCAATGCCTTGAGCAGTGATCGGGCGTTCTGCTTGTTGAACTGCATTTCTGTGCCATCTTTGGCTAGGATATTGTGCCAGCCTTTCAAAATGGTACTAACAAAAACATCCAGGAATAACTCTTCCGCCACTTCCGCTTTCAGCGTTCCAAGCTCAACTTGGCGGCGATATGGTCGAGTGGCTGCCTCTAGCGCCTTGGAATAGGCTTTGTTTGACTTGCCCATACGCGCTAATGTAAACGTTGGCACGCTACCGTCATCGTTGATCGCTTCGTGGAATGCCACGTCAACGCCATCGACTTCTTTCGCTGTGTTGGTCTCGAATTGTTTGAATAAGCCGCTCATGTTTGCCTGTCCTTTTTGTGTGAAAATAAAAGCCATCGAAATGATGGCTTTATAATATAGCTCACTTAATAGGGCATTGCCACGTTAGGCAAATAACTAAACACTTGATGAAGCAGCGTGTAGCCGTTTGCGTTTTCCGCGCCCGCCGTTTTCAGTGGAACGGTGATTGGTGCGTCTTTCTCAACCGCCAAACGACCACCACCAAGACCAAGTAATGGAATATCAAAGATAAAGCCAGCGTTCTTAGCCGCACCAATGATGGACAATCCCACGTCTGCATTGTTACGCACCGCTCGCACCGCTTCAACCGTGGAGAAGTAAGCTGTTACCGAGCCGCTAACCTCAAAGTTGCCTGCTGATGTATCAAACGCACCAAGCACACCAACCGCCTTGTTAGGCGTGACGTTGTTGTTAATGGAGACGCTCGCCTCTGATACGTAACCGAACAAGGAAGCAGGCACAGACGTGTCGCTATTGATACTCATCTTAATGCGATAAATATCTGATGACGTATTGTAGGCATCTTCACCATTTGCTGGCACACGGTCGCCGCCTTTGAGTTCGTCACCCGTGTCACCGCTTCGGTGTGTGTTATCACAAGCAACGAAAGACAAATCAGCCGAGATCTTATTAGCCTGTGGGATACTAAGGCTAAACTCATTCGCCACTGCACCTTCAAGGTATTCAGCTTGCGCACCCATTACGCCGTCACCTAGCGTGCGCTCAATATTGTACGAGCGGCGCTTGATTAGTGCTGGATCGTTTTCGTTCTTAATGATCGAACCGCAAAATAGGTACAGGCTTTTACCGTCACCGCTTTCATTGGCTGGCTGCCATGTTACGTCATCAAAAACTAGCGCATCTGACGTTACCGACTTGATGCGAGCAAATCCCACGTTACTATCAAAGGCATGACCATCATCACCACCAACAAACACCCAAGCACCCGCAATCAAGAACGGATAAGCGGTAAAGTCGGTGACAACGGTTTCTAGTGATGCAACGCCATCAGTCACAACAATGCTCGCGTCATCCTCTGGTAGCGCAATACCGACCGCTGTCAAAGATGCGGCGCTAGTGTTGTTATCCGTGATGATCTGACTCTCAAACGTGACGCTATCCGTATCAGATTCAACGACCACCTTCATGCCATTGTTGGCTGATACCGAGAATCCACTAGTTTGCACTAGCATACCCTCAATAAACTGCTCACCACCTGATGATAGCTCTACGTAGTTATCGTCAATATCCACACCTGTGACCGTAATCACTTCGCCGTTCAGTGGCTTGGTGGTTGGTAGCTCGCGAGCATCAGCAAAGAAAAAGCCCTGTAGCAGGCGTGTTAAGTTTGACTTTGTGAAGTCGGTATTAAAGCCGCCAGACGCATTAAGATCCGTGATCGTGCCTTTCTTGTTTTGGCGTGACGGGTCAATAGGTGAGCGCGCAACGGTTGACACCTCGCCACCAAAATCACTGTAACTATTCGGTTCAAGGTTGTACCAAACAGGGTTAACAGGGAGCAGTTTTAGACATTCTTCTTCTGCAAACGCTAAGCCTGTGATGTTGGAGTCAATTTTGTGGGATTCGCAAGCCATGTTTCTTTCCTTATGCTATTTCGTCATGCTCAAATTCAGCAATCACATTAAAGCGGTAGTATGCGCCTTCTGGTTCAAGCTCGTTAAGTCTAACATTCCTGAACCAGATACGCCCGTTAGTTGTTTTACCACGAAAGGCGTCTTTTGCTACGTTAGCCAATTGCAAGCCAGAACGAAAAGCACTAGACGCCGATACTGGAGCAAAGATCTGCACAAAGACCAGACCACTGGCGGTGTATCGCCGCTGACCTGCAACACCTTCGCACGTTGATAACGTTGTTTGCTGCTCCATCACGTTCTGGATAGATACACGCGCCCATATACCGTTACGGTCTGGCACGCTCAATGGCTGGACGCCTTGCCACTCAATTGGCGGAACAGCTCCGCCGTTGAATGATGGCGCGTGCTCACTCCAATGCTTCAGGAATTGGTCGTTTATCTCATCCCGTGCGGATACGTTATCAATCATGCTATCAGTAACACCTTGTGAATAATCTTTTGCCCGTTAGGGCTTAACGTATCAATGTACGAGATCGCCATCTGTACGCCATCACGAATAACAATATCACGCAAATTAGGGCTAAATCCGTTATCACCCATCAAGCCCATTACCGCACCCTTTGGCAGTTCCGTTCCTGCTCTGACGCTGAACGTCTCATAACCTTCTTTAGAGACAGGAAGAAAGCAGATAGAAACCTCATGATCGACAACTTCCGTTGGTGGCGGATTCCATGGTTGATCGGCGTTAGTTCCCTCGCTAATCTGCCGCCAAATGACACTTTCCCCATTTTTTGCAATGAGGCGCAAGGCGGTATTGATCTGTCTGTCAAATTGCGCCATAGCTACACCCTAACAGTATTGATACCTAAACCTAGACCACCATCACCGCAGCACCCATCACTAATAAATGGGGCAAGTAAGGCATCAACGGCACTAAATACAGGCATCACCCCCGCCTGCACAGGGCTGGCATATTTAGTGGTGATAACGTCCACCGTTTCCTCAATGACATAATCCTGAGCAGTGATATTAGGTTGCAGCGTTAGACCGTCAGCGACCGCCATTACTAGCTGGCATTGCGCACTAATTAACGCAACGGGTATTGAGTCGCTTGGTACGCAATAGCCATCAATCTCAATGCCAGATCGCGGGAACGGCAACGATTGGAGCGGCGACACCTTGCGCCCTTTAAACTCCGAGCCTTTGCCGATCAAGTAATCAGACGCACGAATTAACATGGCGGCAACCTCATCATCATCAGTGGGCAATTCCGTGCCACGATCTAGCGCATAAGACCGAGCACCATCAATGCTGATAAAGCTGTTAGCACCTGCCACAACGCTACCATCTTCAATAACGATTGCCGCCATATGTTAAGCCTCTGTTTCTGGTTCTGGATCTGGTTCTGGATCTGGTTCTTCGTCTGCAACAAATGCCGCGCTGACAACGTTATTGGCGACCGAAAGCATGACAGTACCGCCAGTTACCTCAAAGACCGCGCCATCACTAACAATGGTCGCCGACTCTGTTAGTCGAACGCCGACAAGCTCCGAGTCATCAACGTACGCAGACGCCGAGCCAATGGACTCACTGCCAGCCGCACCAAGTACCGTTACGCTTGATCCGTCACTAACGATTGTATCTGTCGCCGCTAGCTCATCCTTGCCCATATCTTCTGGAGCAATAACGGCAATTTCAGCGTAATTATCGGGCACAGTGCCCGCAACAAAATCACACGGAATCAAGCGGTAAGTCTCGCCATACTCTGCATTGGCTGAACCGTTAACCACCAACACTTCATAAGGCGCAGCGGCGGCAAGGTTCATGGTTTCAATATCCGCCAATTCTTGCGGAGTAGGAACCGTGCCCACCGTAAAATAAACAATCTTTTGCATCTTTAATTACCTAACGAAAAAGGGCGAGTTTCCCCGCCCGTTGTATCAGTTAACTTCAACAATAACACCTGCAAGATCTTTGTCAGACGTTGCGTAGCGTTCCCAGTTTGAAGCCGTCAACAATGCCGCATCCGTTGGTGACTTGCCGCCGTTCGCTTTATCCCAAGCAAAACCCTTAACGCCAACGTTGTAAGACCATTCTGCTTGATAAGTGCGAATGATATTTTCACCGCCGTTGCGCGTTTCTTCGTTCGCCAAGAAGTCGTTGTTTTGACCAATCAGCGTTGCACCAGCCGTTAAGCCAAGGACGTGATACTTGTTAGGATCTTCGCCGCCAGACTGTAGCAGTGCAGGGCTGTCGGTCATAACGAGCAGCTTCCCGAACGGGTCACGAATGACGTTAACCGTTCCGTACGTAAATAGACGTTCCGAGTTTGCCAGATTAGCTGCGTACAGCTCATGCATTGGTGCACTGTGCATTACCCAGACAGCAATTTGTGATGACGCATCACCAAACAGCGCTTGACCACTGTTTAGGTTTCGCCAGTTCGCCAGGTTATCTGGTGCAGCGTTTGCGGTTGCGTCATAGATGAGCGAATCAACTTGTGACAGTGCCGCATGAGTAGCGCCTAGACCGACATTGAGCATATCCGCCATGGTATCAACAGCCAGTTGCTGACCCATTGCCGCGCCTGCTGCTTCAGGGTTTTGCTGAATCCAACGAAATTGGCTGGGGTCGATACGGACAGGTGGCGTACCTGCTGCCACTTTAACGCTAACGTCTTGTAAGTGTTGCAGTGTTTTTTCAGTCACTGAACCTTCACCGTAAGCGTTACGGCGACGAACTAAACCACCAGCAACCTTACCGAAAAACGCGGACTCCGAAAAGTCGCCTTGGTGAGCTGTGCCTTGTAACGCAATTGCGCCACCAGTAGCACCGTTAAACAGGTTGATCTGTTGGTCTAGTACTTCGGTGAATGATGAGTAAGCATATTCTGAGTAAACTGCTAAATCTGATAAAGCCATGTTAGCCTTCCTTATTCTTCTGTTTTGCTTGCCTTGATATGCTCCGCCAATTCGGCTGGATTCATCGTAGCAAGTGATGTTGTCGTTTCTGGTTTAACCTTTGCAGCACCGCCGCCAGACACTCCAGCACCGCCAGAAGCCTTACTGCCTGTAATGATAGCAGCAAAGTCTTTGTTTTCAATAAATTCGTGCGCTAGATCGTCAATTGTCAAGGCTGATGGCTGTCCATTGCCGTCTAGGACGCGAGTTTTTGGCTCATCGCCATCAAAGTCTGCCTGTAGTCGTGCCTTGATATGGGGCAAGATAAGGGCGGGCGCAGTGCTGATTTTTGATGCCAGCGATTGCGCGACATTATCCACTAGTGTGCGAGTTGTGTGCTCTGATAACCGATCAACCTTAGCTTGATACTCCGCCGCTTGGTCTGTGAGTTTCTTTTCCCACGACTTTTCAAGCGTTGCAATATCGCCCGTCTTGCGCGCATCTTCGCCCTCAAACTTTTCGAGCTTTTCCGACATTTCTTTGATCTTATCTTCGGCTTCGCGGCGGCGTTGTGCTTCGCGATCTTTTGCGCGCTTGAGTGCGCCAGTATCTTCAATGCCATCTACCGATAGGCTATAGTCGTCACCATCGGCAACGTAAAATCACGGATCGCTTCGGGCAGTGCTTCTAGTTCGGTTTTGTTTACTTTGAGTTTTAGAGCCATAACAAGTTACCTCTTGTCTTTAATTGGTGACACCGCCACCAGTGGATAGTATCGACTTAATAGCACGGCGGAACTGCTCCAGCGTTAATGGGCGAAATGCCATAGCGGCTGAAAATTGGTCTCGCTTTATTGTGCCGTTGCGGATCTTGCCCGCTGATGCGCTGCCCATGATTGTATCCTGTACATCCACAGGCTGACGCATTAAAAAAGTGTATAGGCTTTCGTTGGGCAAGTCACTATTTGAGTTAGTGATCGGTCTAACATGAGAGCGGCAGCGAATATGGGCAGGCGGCAGTGGGCTATCTGGCGCACCTGTGCGATAGACTTTGCCGTTACGCCCTCTGCATATATCGGTAGTTGCGCTGTCAATAACAGATACCCACCGATAATGGCTATATCCAGCCGCCATAACCGATTCAGACACCTTAGATGACACGTGGGCAAATATGGTATGGATCATGGCGTTGGAGTTGTTGCGGATCTTATCCAACACTGACGCACGCCCCTGCCTAGCCTTTGACACGATAGCGCTTACCGCATCCTCAACGGTTCCGCCGCTCGCCCACGTCTTAATGATCTCACGCTCAACCAAGGCGGTAGCCGTGTTGGTGAACGTTTTGATGTTGTCCATCAAAAACTGACCAGTAGCAACTACTGGCGCATCATTTATGGCTTGCCATAGGGCATCACTATCAGTTAACAGGCGTCTGGCTTGGCTCTGCTCCGCTCTGCCATGCAGTGTTATCGGTATAAGCGCGAGCAGTAAGGCATTTGCCTCATCATCACTTAGTGCTGGAGTTGGTTCACCATCGGACTCATCATTAGCTGTTGCGTAGATGATCTTGTTAGCATCCCGATCCGCATCCATAAACAGACGCAGCCGCTTGATTAGCTCATCGCTGTATGCACTATATACGCGACTTTGCGCCGCCTTCAATTCGGCGAGTAGCTTGTTGACCTGACGCTTATTCAGTTCGCTTAGATCTCGATACTCCAACTTGCTGAGCGTCTTAACAATCTCATCACCAACACGAGCAATGACAGCGTTAAGATCTTGCGACTGCTTAACCTTAACGCCTTCAACCAACAGCGCGATCCGTGTTGACAGGTCATACAGACGCCACTTATCAGATAGTGCCATTGTCTATCACCGAAACCATGGACTCCATCGACTCGCTGGCGATCTGTGTCTTGGCGGTCTCATCGTCTACCGTTACCATGCCAGCCTTGCGTAAGCCGTTGCGCATTTCTTCAAAAGTTATCGCGCCTTGCTGCCACTCGCTAATCAATTGAGCGCGATCCTGTGCTGACATGCGAGCCACGTCAAAATCGGTGTTAAGGCTAAACATTACATCACTATCAGGCTGACCGACCCAACGCGCCGCCCATTTAAGTGCCCACTCAAAAGCGTCAGATACGTTGTTGGTCATCACGGCTAATGATGACGTTTCAGCCGCTGACTCAAGACCCGCCTCCGTTGCTGTGCGCTGTACCTGTTTCTGTTCAACCAGTTTTGCACCAAGGGCAACCATTTGCCGCTCTTTTGCCTGCATCGCCTCCATGCTCATGCTGTTCGCTGATGCTTGCAATAACATGGCGTTGCCGCCTTCTGGTAGCATGATCCCGCCACGTGACCCAAAATTAATCTTGCCGCCCAACACATTGCACGCCCACTCTTCCGTCAGACCAACCAGCACGGGCGTAGCTTGCCCCGTAATGTAACAACTTTCCTCGTAGTCCGCGCTATTGCGATAATGAGCAACGTTAAGGGCTGCTAGGTCGTAAAACGCTGGATTATCTGGACTGTCGTCATTATTTTCGCCACCGATAAACATGAACGGAATGGTGGTTAATGGCTGACCGTTTGCGTCCCGTGGGCGTAGCGTCAAATGCTCGACAAAGTTACCACGTGGAATGCGTTCACCATCGTTAGATGTTGGCTCTGGTTCGCGCCATATTTCTTGCACGTACTCGCCGTTATCGTCTAGGCGCAGAACGCGAAACTGACCACTGTTTTTCATCTCAAAACCATCATCTTGGACGCACCACGTTTCATAGATTACTACTAACGTGAGCACCTTTTCAGCTCCGCGGCTAGCGGTTCGCCAGTTGATAATATTTTGAGCAGGAAACAGCGACAAGGTTGGGCGAATGTAACCATCCCGCAACGCCTGAACAGACGCGCCGCCTGATTCTTCCGTGTCTGGATAGTCCACCAGCAAGCCGCAGCGAGAGTAAGCCACCGTGAGTTGCATTGCCTTTTGCGCCAGTTGCTTAATGCTCACGCCTGAGCCATCGGCGTTAGTGATCATGGGATCGAGCAGTGCAGGTAATTGGATCTCTGGCTCTTTAGCAAAAACCTGACCAACCATACCTTTCAGCGTTCGGCGAGCTACGTTGTAAAATACGGCGCGCTTTAAGTAGGCATCATAGCGGTCTGTGTTCTCTGGTGATATATCGTGCTGATTAGGCATGGGAAGATAAGCAGTGCGTGCACCTTTAACCGATACTTCGCCAGAAAGCACGTCACGGATTAACTTATACATCGGGAGCAGCTTAGCCAATTCGGGGCGAATGAAAGAAACGTTTGCCATCGCGTATTTTACCTTGTCTGTTAAGTAGGGAAAGACATCTTGAGGCTAGTGGCTGGATTGCCTTTGTGTGTAATATAGCCGTCCAGACCATAACGAACCGCATCCCAACAGTGATCGTTACCATCCGCAAGTTTAGGGAGCACCTCACCAGTGATGCGGTCGGTCTTGTATGACCAGTGCCTAGATTCCTTGATCGTGTTAACGCATCTTGGATGGATAACGATCTCATCAAAGCCACGTAAGTATGTTACACCATCCTCAACGCTACCAGCCCATTTTTTCGCCGCCGATATTTTAAAGCCTTGCCGCCGCAAATAACTAATGGTTTCGGGTCTGGCTGCATCCGCCTTGATTGCCCAATTGCGTGATTCAGGGATCTTGTCATACAGCTCGGGCATATCGTCCAGCTCTGTCTTGAGACCGTACGCCTCATGGTCAATGTACAACGTATTGCCAAGGATAAAGGATCGTATCAGCGTGTTAGGATCTTGGGCAAACCCAAAATCAGCACCAAAAAATAACCGTTCGGCGTTTTGCCACAGGTTATCATCAAAGTCAGCCACGCGACACTTGCCAGCGAGCACCTGCTTGTCTGAGTTTTCTAGGTAAGCGCCTTCCCAAACCCACGCATACGTGGCGGGATCTAGCGCTCGTTGGTCGCGCTGCCGTTCCTGCTCCAGCACATCAGGGAACCATGGATTATCGCTGTAGTTCATTTCGACTGTTACACAGTCATCGCCTGTGTATTTTCGAAAACGTTTGTCAGTTGGGCTACCGTCCTGTTCAGGGTTCCACGTTACCCAAATTTCGGAATTAGCTTCACGAACCGTAGGCGTTAGCTTTTGCCATGCAATCTCACTAACCGTTTCAGCCTCATCAACCCACGCGAGCAGGATACGGGCTTTTGACTTGATGCTGTCTAAGTTATGACGCAGACCGCTGAACACGTAAGATACACGCCCGCACTTTGTCCTAATGTACTTTTCACCGAGTTCGAAATAAGAGCTTAGCCATGGTACGGATACAATGGCTTGCTTGATCTCTTCCATAGATGAGTCGGTGAGCGAGTTCATATATTCGCGAGCACAAAGAATTACACCAGACTCGCCATTGATCGCACATTGATACGCCCTGACCGCCGTCATTAGTGCAAAAGTGCGAGTTTTTGCGCTACCACGCCCACCGTATGAGCAGCGATAGCGCACGTGCGGGATAGCGAAAAGATTCGCTAGCTTGGCGGGAACGGGTAGCTGGACTGTACCCATTTCTAGTCGTCCTGTTCATCTTCCGTTGACTCGACAGGCAATAGCTGTATGATGGTCGGCATTGGCATCGAGCCATCACTACTGATATGGTCAACCACGATCTTATCTAGACCTGTTAGCTTAGCTTTTCCCATTGTTGCATTGACCGCAGCAGACGCTTGCGGAGTAGCAGCACCAAGGGCAGCTTGTCGCGCTTCCTCCAGTTCGTGCACCAGCGAATCAACCGTAATCTTGTGACACTTCATTACTTCATTCCTCAATTCCTGTACCCTAGCGGCTACGTTGGGCTTATGTAACGTCTCATACGCAGACCGTTGTACCGTGTTAGCCGTTGCGTTGGTATCGTAAGCAAAACGATAGGCTTCGGACGCGCTACCTGTCTCTATGTACTTGAGCGCAAAGGTTTCTTGGTTTTGCGTTAACGGTCTGAGTTTTTTATCGTTAGCGTCAGCCATAGCCTACAACTCGCTCAACTTGTGTAACACAACTACACCGTAACCATCTGCGGACATATTCACACGATAGCCCACGCGAGATAGCGACTGATATCTCAAACGCGCCTTGTCTTTGTCTTGATATCTGAATTCAAACACAATATCACCTGTGTAATTAACCTATTACACACCATGTTAGATAGTCGTGCATAAAAATGCAAACGGCTAGGATACTAGTGTGACACAAATCACACTATTACACCGACCACACCACCGAGCCATCCAATTCGGACAGGTCAACAACTGATACCCGTCGAAATTTGCGCACCAGACGCGCGCTAGCCACTTCAAAACCCAAAACCAATACCATCACACCACTTTTTGATTAACAGCTCACTACGAGGCTTGTATGGCGTTTTTGCATTTTACACACCACTCACACATCCACACGCAAAGAACAAATACACAGGGAGCAGGAAAGCGGCTTGCTGGAAGTCAGAATTACACAGCCAACCTTGTGTAAAAATTCCCGTTTTGTGTAATTTTTGGTTTTGCTTTAATGTAAGTCTTTACAAAACAGACACTTAGACCAATAACTACACATCATTGGTGGGCGTGTGTAATTTTAATTACACAAAAAATTACACAAAAAAGTAAGCCTAAGATCATGTTTTGTAAGGATTTTCCAGCTTTTTACGCCAAAAATTACACAAAAATGGCAGGGGGCGGGCGTATGTATCCGTGTATATATCCGTGGAAGTGTATTTGAGTCAGTAAGTGTAAGAATCGTAGGTGGGCACAGTGTAATATCTTAGGATCTAAGTATTATATATATAGTATATACACCTCTATATATCTATAAAATAAGGACTTTTTTCTAAATTCATCGGTCAAAAAGTCTGTGTTACACAAA